GTATCGAAGTCACCATCCATTGAATTGCTCAATGGGGTACGCTCAAACATCTTCAACCCGTTAGGAACGTCTGTGGTCAAGAACCAAGCGTTTGTATCGGTCAAGAAGTGGTTAATTGCGTAACCTTCTGGGATCGAACCATTGTTCTTCAACGCGTTGATGTCGTTGTTGTTAGTACCAACGCGGAGGCTGGTTTCTAACAGACGAGTAGCAACGAATTGCAGTGCTGGTGGGATGATCAACTTACGTGGTTTAGCAGCGATCAACAGACCACGCTCATCAGTCCAAGCAGCGATTTGAATAACGGCGGCTTCCAAAGAAGTCTCGTTCAAGTCAGCTTGAGTAGATGGAGTGTTGCTGTTAACGCCACCGCTAACCAAAGGGTGTGAAGTGCTAAACAAAGCAACGCCGTCACCGCCCGGGTAGGCAGCGCTAAATCCGTTGTTCAAAACAGAAGCTGCTTTGACCTGCTTGGTGTAGGACATAGCACGAGCCAAACCTTTGGTGTAACGAGCAGACAAGCTGTCGTACAAGTTGTCTTCAATCGCCTCTTCGGTGATCGAGAAACCCAAAGCAATAGTTTCGTGGTTATAGCGTGCTGTGAACGCTTCCTGAGCGTTGTCGTAAGCGATGGCAGAGCCTTCGTTCTTGACTGGTGCGGCAGAGAAGCCAGATAACTTGGTTTCTTCTTCAAAACTACGCTCTGATTTCTCAATTTCGTAGATTTCTTTATGCTCTTCGCCGTAGCGTGCATACTCAAGACCGAACAATGCGTTAAGACCGGGAAGGAGTTCCTTCAGTAGTTGTGCGCGTGAAATAGCCATAGTAAGTTACTCCTTATTAAACGCTAACCGATTGGTTAGTATTACTATAGTATTCATGGATACCGAAGTTGAATTTTACAATTGCTTCTTGGTAAATAGTGAACACCATAGTGCTGTTTGCTGGGATGGTAATACCTGTAGAGGCAGTACCGGTGGGGGAGTTAACTGTCGCAGCTTGCGCATTGATAGAAACTGTTTGTGATCCAGTGCTTGTAACAGCAGATGAAACACGCGAGCCTGTACCAATCAACTGACCGTTAGCAGCCAAATAAGCAACGTCTGTACCTAATGGTAATGTACGGCTCAAACCAGTACACACCAAGCTGGTAGTGCCGCCACCGCTAGACAATGTTGCGGTAGCAACAATGGCTGTATCGGGAACAACGTCAACGATGCGGATTGGCAAAGTTGAAGTGTTTGCTGCGGTAGCAGCAACGATAGCGTTGGAAGAGTTACCAGTATTGACGTTACCAGCCAAGTTAGAACCTTCACAGTTCATACCGACGTCAGAACGAGCAATAGAACCAATGGTCGTACCGCCAGCGGCAGTAACGGCAGCCACGCGGAACAAGGTGTCAGGATCATCAGTCACAATAGCAACTGCGTCACCAGCCAAGGTGTTTGCAGGCCAGTATTGCTGGAACTGCTTTTGTTTAGTGATAGGGTTGGTAAATGTGCAGCCTAAGAACACACCAATCGTACCGTTACCAGCAGAGCCTGTTACGGCACTACCACCAGTAGTTACAGTAGAACGTGTAATGAAACCACGCGATTGACCTACGATATCACCGTAGAAAATATTGGTGCCAAAGTTGTACTGGATCGGAATGTTCCGTGTTGAACCAGCAAAGACTTGACCGCCAATCAGGTTGATGGGTTTAAACCCATATGGGGCATCAACAATTGGATAAGCCATTTAAGACTCCTATAAAAAATTTAAGAACCAGAACCAAACGTCACTTTTGTCGATTTTTCAGAGAACTTCGACATCCGTGGATCGCTATCTTTCATAAAATTGTTATCTACAGATTCCATCGTATCTTTATTGATCTTCGCGAAGTGTGCTTCACGTTGTCTTAAGAATTCTGATGGAATACTACAGAGAATCAAACCACCTACCTCAATGTTGCCTGTAAAGCGACCCTCGGTAGAGGCGTGCATCATCATTTCTGGGTAATCTTCCGCTTTACACGGTTCATACCCCTCCCTAAACTTAGCCGATATGTTTTGAACATCAGGTTGACCTAACATACTGGTTCTTACCCAGCGGTGAGTTATACCCGGCCTAGGGTCAGGAGACGGAAGCGCTTCAGGAGCCTTCCATGAAGTTGGACGTTGCATTTGTAAACGACTACCAGCTTCGCGGGTTTTGCGTGTTTGAGCTTCGGTCATTATGCGTTCCTTTCAATGAGTGATGCGTGTCTTGCGTATTCTTCTGGAGTCACACCAAGTTTTCTCGCCAGAGATACCTGACGCGGTTCCAGTTTGATACGGGAGGGTGGAGTGCTGCGGGTTGCGGGGGCAACTACAGAACTCATGCGGCGCGGAGGAGTGGCCTCTTCTGCCATTGTTGACGTCTTTGTTGGAGGTTCGTCATTTTCCTCGGCTATCCCAAATTGCTCTGGGAAGCGCTTGCGAATGGTCTTATCGATTGTTTTGAAATAATCTTCGGAACCAATGTAGTCAGAACCATACTGCTTTTGTAACTTTTTGTCAAGTCCCATTGCAGCCATAGTCATTTCTTCGTCTACCCCAAACCAGTCGGAGTTGTTTTCAACCCATTGTTTGGTTCTTGGGTTAGTCTGTTGCTGGCGCGGCGGCTCTGATGGTTGAGAAACAATCGGCGTCATAGTCTCGGCCTTGTCTAGCCTGAGAGATGCCTTAGTAACCTCTACCTGCGCTTCTGAGAAGGCATCTGCGTCACCGTCTTCAAAAGCCTTTTGCAGCTTTTTCTTGGCAGCTTCCAGTTGCATTTCTGCGGTGGATTTGTTCTGCTCAATGAAGACTTTACTGCCGGACTCCAATTGGTCTTTGAGTCTCTTGTTTTCCTCATAGACGCTCTTGGCAAAGTTTTCAGCTTCCTCACGTTCACGCTGGGCTGCTTTACGTGCCCTTCGTTCGTTGTGGTAGTTGTTGGTGTATTTTTTGAGCTTATTGCGGACGGTCTCGTCATATTGCGCAAGCTCTTCATCGGTCGGGTCTTCTGACTCGGCCTTCACATTTGATTTATCCTCACCAACGTCGATATCAAGCTCCTGTTGTACGGGAGCCTCTTTCTCTTCGTCCGGTAACATAAATTCATCGCCTTTGTACTCTGTTGCCATGATTAATCCTTATGCAGCACGTTGAATGCCGCGTGGGTCTTCGACTGTCGCTTCAACCATGTCATCATTGATGATTCGGAATTCGCGACCATGAATCTTCAGGCGGGTGCCTGAATTGGGGCGCACGATGACAAAGTCACCCTGCTTGCATGAAGGGCCGTTAGGGAAACGGCTCTTGTCTGTGTAGGAATCAGGACCCAGCTTGACGACAAAAAGTACAGGCGATAAAACCTCTTCGTAATGCATCGTTTTGGAATCTTTGACTAGACCTACCTCACTATCGGCATATTCCTCCATAGCCTCTGGTACTACGCAGAGCAGGTGAAATGTCTTAGGATCGGGTAGCTGCTTCGCCTTCTCCTCTGCAGTCCTGTTAAGGACGCCGGACAGGTCCACAGCGGACACGTCAAATTCACTCATCGGATTTCTCCATTCTTTCTACGAGGTCGTTGATGGATTGATCTGCAAGGCTTAGACCCCGAATTACCCCGCAGACATGCTTATATTCCGCGTAATCTGCCGCTCTTCCCGTTGAGATAAACATTGCCTGTTCATCACGCAGGCTGGCAATCTCTTTCTGGATGTAGGAAAATGCTCGGATTACGTCACTCATTTGTTACCTCTTTGATTTCGGCTTTTAGCCAACTCAATACCCATCCTTGTTCCCTCAAGCTGTTGCTGCTTCTCTAGCTGGTCGCGCTTGGCAGCAGACTGCGCGGCGACTTGCATAGCTGCAATTTCCTTCTGGGCTTCAATACGGGACTCTTCAACACGGATTTGATCGGCCTTGGCGGCTGCTTCAACCTGTTGTTTTTGTTGTCTCAACTGGAGTTCCTGCATCTTGATCTGCAACTCTTGTTGCTGCATCTGGATAACAGGGTCTTGCAGTTGTTGTTGTGCCATCTGTTGCTGGGCCTCCTGTGTATTCTGTTTAAACAGCTTCTGGGCCGCCTCAGCCGCCATTGCAGCGAGTTGATTGGCAAATGCCGGGTCAACTTTCTTGTTTTGGTCTTCTGTTGGCAGCGGAATTCCCATTTCCTCTTCTATCTGCATGCGGTATTCAAAGGCTACGTGCTCTTGAATGTGCGCCATCATTGCTGCCTGAATAGCCTGCGCCTGTGGGTTTTGACCAATGATTTGTGCAATCTTGGGGTCTTGCATGGCATTCATGTGCACCTGAATGTGTGCGGTATGGTTTTGCTCTATAAATGCTTTTAAGGGCTTACCCGTTATGGCGTTTTGGTTCTCTTGGATTGGGTCTGTTGGGAGTTCATCGTCCTCAATAGGAACTAGCTTATTGGCATTTTTAACCCCCAAAACCTCAATCATTTGGCGATGTAGGAGAGGCATGTTGTAGATTTGCGGGGCAGACTGAGCCAACTGAAGTACTGCCTGATACTGCACAATCTTTTGTGCCATCGTTGCGGCGTTCGGGTCAGAGACCGGAATCACATCTACCAACTCATAGTCACTACGTTTGGCTCTGCGGTCGCCTGACTCAGGCTCATACTCATAATCTGACGGGGCGTCCTCAGCGATGATCTCTTTGAGGAGCTTGAACTCCTGCTTCATGCTGAAATGCATGCGGCTCTGTACCGCACCCATCACCTTTAGGGTGCGCTCTAGGAGAGCTAGGGTTGTACCCACGGGAGCCTGTGCGCTCATGTCGGAGACGTTCATGTCTCCTGATGATGCAAATGCCCGCCCTTCCTCTACGATGTTTTGGAAGAGGGCAAATAAAACCTGACTTGGTTCTTTGTACGGGAGGGGTAGGATGTTGTCACGGATACTTCCGGAACGAACATCTACGTCCCTGAACTCTCCGGGCTGAATCGGCGTGTCATCACCTTTAATCCTAAGCCCCCGTGATTTAAGTCCTCCGGGCAGATTTGAGAGAGTGCCAGCGTCAACCAGTTGACGGATGAGCATGGTAGCGGACTTAGCGTAACCTCCAATGAGATGTATAAGTCCGTATCCGTAGAATCCAAAGCCGGGGATGTATTGGTAGT